TTGCTTTTCCTTAGAACAAGGTTTAACCCTTTTATCTTTGGAACGATCAGCCATTGCTTTGACTGTATCTCTATGTGCTTGCTGTCTTGATACATTAAATGTACTTTGAGCATAAGCACGAACACCTTTCGGTGATATTCCTAAATCTAAAAGACGTTTCAACCTTTCTAAATCTTGTGATCGAAGTTCATTGGAACGTCTTGAATTTACCATAGGCACTTTACATTTACTACTCTATTATACTAGCATATATATAGATAAAGCAATCACATTATGGGAAGAATCAAAGATTTATTGCTCAGAAAACAAAATGAACAAGATCAACCAAATACAAATGAAATTAAGCTTTCATTCAATGATCAATGGTTTCTATTAACTACAATGATTGCTTTCATAAAACATTCAAAATATAGTCTTAACAGAAAAATGAGATTGATGAAATTATTAGATATTTTTATTCTTGCATCAATTAAAGGAAGATCAATAAAATTTCGCAAAATGATTGCAAATACTAAGAAATAACTGCTATAATAAAGGAGTAGTTTACTTTATTCGCTATGTCTGCTTATTTATGTTCGGACGATACTTTTAACGCATTGTCTACTTATTGGTTTATTAAAAGTGGTAAAACTTGGGACGACCCTTCCAAATCTTCAGCTTATAAAAGAGCAATGAGAATTGCTTACAAAGATTCTTACTACAAAACTAGAACCGATTGTAAAGATCCTCTTAGACTTTATGCCGATTTTCAACATTATATTGATGAACATTTTGAAAAACTTTTGAAAAATTCTCATAATGATTTATATGAATTAGTTTTTAATACTTTATTAAGAGAAAACAAAAACTCACTAAATGCAAGATATTCTAATCCTACCGATATGTTTAGAAATTCTTATATATATAGACTTTCTAATTGTGTTGTTAATTGGATCGAAAATAATCAAAGCGGTTATTTAGTTGGGATAGTCAATAATTATGATTATCAATCTTGCGAACATGAAAACCACGAAAAATCTTTGGGTTATGCAATCCTTAATCAAATTAAAGATTATCTTTTGGAAGATATGAAATTAGGTGAAATTTGGGATTTTAACGAACAAAGATTTATTGCACAAATGGAGGTACAAAACCATGCATGATTTTTTTTGTGATCATGTTGTCACCTATAAAATTACTTTTGATACTCACGAAGAGTTGAAAAAGTGGAAAGAAGAAGAAAGAAATTTAGGCGATATGGATAGACAATGGACAGAAGACAAATGGGAAGATGGTGTTATTGATCTCTACGATTGTTAGCAAATCTTTCACATATATAAACTTACGAGGTATTATTTAGTTAATACCTCTTTTTTATTGGCAATGGTTTCTAAAAATAGTATGGAGTCTATTAAAAATATCTATGGAAAACGTAATCCAAAAAGTCATATTGAACAACGTTGCCAAAGACTCTACACAAAACAATTAGACGGACTTTCTACAAGACAATTAGTTTTACAGCATGCTCAAAGAGAAAGTATCTCCGAAAAAACAGCATGGGCAGATTGGAAAATGGTAACCAAATGGAACTCGCAAGATTTGGAACGAGATCGAGTCGATATACTTTCTCGTTTGCATAGTATGAGACAAAGATTGTTTAATGCAGCTTTGAAAAAAGGACAGTTGCAAACTGCTCATATGATTTTAGATTCGCTAGGGCGTGCCAACGGTGAGACTCAGGAAGCGGTAAATGTGAATATGCCACCCAGCTTAAATATTCAAATTGAAAGCAAGGAGTGAGCATCTGGACGGAGCTAGTATAATACAGGTGTACTACTTGACAAATCGACATGAGGTTGGCAGAGATTAAGTCATTCAATTTTTTCATTCAGTTTTTACATTCAGTTGACAAACCCAGCTGAAAATCGCATTCAGTTTTTTACATTCAGTTTATAAGCCTTGATTTTTCATTCAGTTTTTGCGGACTTGGACCCACCCTGGTGGTTTACCTGGTAGTTACCTGGTCAAAAATCCATTCAATTTTTAGGGTATCTTTATGCCTAACCCTTTGGTTCGCACGGCTTGTAGGCGATTCTGAAGGGAGCAAATCGCAAAAAACCATTCAGTTTTGCCGAAACTCGAAAAATTCATTCAGTTTACCAGGTCTTCACCTGGTCTTGTCCTGGTGTTTCCAGGCAAAAAAAATGGGAGAGACTGTAATCTCTACCCATTGTGAAATCCAACTTAACAACCATGTTTTATCATGAAGAGGGAACCACCCCTCTCCTATAGTATAGCAGTTATTTTTCTAATTGTGCAACTTTTTCTTCGAGAGTTTGTATTCTCGTTTCGAGGTTAACAATTAGCTCCGAGACATTCTCGAACAAGGTAGCGGTTCCGTTGTGGGTGAACTCTACTCCCTTGGTCAAGTTTGCCAGGCTTTCCCCTAGGCTTTTAACTGCCAGGGCTTGTGGAACGAACACTTCGTCAATCAGCTGGACGAGCCTGCCGTTTGTTGCTTTTTCATTAGCGTCTAGTGTTTCGAGGACTTTTTTAAAGTCTCTTTCGTTTGTGTTTGTCATAACTTTAGAAATAAAAGGAGGCCGAAGCCTCCAGGTTTAATTTGGGAATTGGTTTTGTGTCCAGGTTGCATATGGCGAACTGATCACCGCACCCTGGCTTTTACCCTGGTCTGTCCAGGTCTGGTAGTAACCTACCGTGTTACCGTTAACGTCCTTTAAAGGGAGCTGGCACTCTTGGAGCTTGTCCAGGTATTCCAGGCGATCAGCCAGGAGTCGTAATATCTTGGCGACCTCGGTCCCTTCTTGGCAACTGAATGCTTGGTTATCGGTGTCAATTTTAAGTTTTAACATAGCAATAAGAGTGAGAGAGGAGCCGAAGCTCCTCATTGTTTACATGAAAGTTGAGATTTTAGTTGGAGTAAAATGGATATCTCTTTCGATTTTTAAGCCGAAAGGTCGAGTAATGGATTCTAACTCATGTATTGAGAAGTATCCAAGCTCTTTTTCTAATCCATCAACTAAGCCGAAACAAAGTTTCTCCTTTGGGTCGTACTCTGTCACATACCATGTCCAACTACCACATGGGTCGAAGAACTTGGCATATGCTGTAGCCTCGTATCCTTTGCCGTCTTGAGCATAAAGAGAAGGGAGCTTTTTCTCAAGCTCCTTAGTAATTAATTTCATGGTCTAGTCTCCTCCCATGTGATGGTGGAGTAGTTCATAGTTGGCCTTTCATGGCTCGCCCATGTACCAAGGAAGAATAAAAGAATTGTCATAAAGCTTAGATAAGCAATTTGAAATTTCATAGCGATTAAGAATAAAGTTCAATTAGTAAAAGCTCGTAAGCCTTAAGTCGAAGGTTAGGAGCTAGAGGAGACTCTAGAAAGAGTTGCTCCTCTATCTCATCTAGCCTTGTCTCCATGTAGGAATCAAGGAAGGGCATTGTTAGTACCCTTCTAATGAATCCTCGTAGGCTACCTCTTCGAGGTGGTCTCGATGGTCTTGTGCTTCTTGTTGTAAGATCTCGTCAAGCTCTTCCATCTTGTCAGAGTCGTTAGTATCAACTCCCCTTGAGATAGCTTCATCTTGAACGAAGTGCTCCCACTCCGAGTAACAAAGTTGAGGCTCGTTGCCGACTATGTCGCCGAGTTGTGAAGAAGTCATGCTTTGACCTCTTCGTTGATGATCTCAGAAAGTGCTTTGTGGGTCTTTCTAAGTTCGTCCATGTCTCGCTTGCCGTACCATTTCAGAAAGTCTCTGCACTCCTCGTGGATCATCTTCAAGCCGTTTTGACCTCGTGAAAAGTCAACGGTTAGAGAGTCGCCATCCTGAAAGCGAACGCTTACATCATGTGATGTGAAGCTCAAAGACTCGACACCTGAAAAGGTGTATCTTGCAGTTGGTTTCATAGCTGAAAAATTAATTAAGTTTTCGAGTTGCTGTAAGGTTGTTTCCTTCCTTACTCTTCTATTATACCACACTCCTATATATATAACAGCAATATCTTCTATTTGTAACAAAACTTAACATAGGGGGAGGGTAGCAAAAAAATCTTTCTATTTGATATAGGCGGGGAACCTGCTGATACAACACAGAATAAGTTGCTGTTATGATA